TTGGGAAAGTTGGGAGTTGGTTGGGAGTTGGCATGATTGAAGTCAGGATGAACATGAAAATTGTCAGTGTGGCGAACATGAGATTGCATTGGGCGGTCAAAGCGAAGCTGACGAGGGATCAGAGAACAAGGACTCGGATGAGCTTGGCTGCTGTGGCTCAGTCTTCTGGCGTGGAGATGCTTCCGGCCACCGTGGTCTTGACCAGAGTCGCGCCAAGGAAGTTAGACGGCGATAACCTTCAGTCTGGGTTTAAAGCGGTCAGGGATGGTGTTGCCGATTGGCTTGGCGTTGATGATGGCAATAGTCTGGTGGATTGGCAGTATGCCCAAAGGTCAGGAAAGTCAGGCGAGTACGCCGTGGAGATTGAGGTGATAACATGAGAACGTGCGCTACTTTGCAGTTGCCGCATATTTCGGGGAAAGCGCTTTGCGGCGTGAGTACCCATTTTTTTGGGGGTTTTGTATGCCAGTAGGTAGACCAGCTAATCCAAAGTCAAAGTACTTTCAACGCATCCTAAAGCCCGCAGAGAAAAAGATTTTGGTTCACGCAGGCCGTGGCGATATGTCCGCTGGCTTTCATCATTTGCTTGAAGTCTATTCATTTTTATGGATTCAAGGTTTTAGACCGCATAAGAGCCTTGATTGCTTGCAGGTAGGCAATGGTACGGACGAAGCGTTTGAGAGCGACACAGAGGGTTTTGATGCGTCTGAAGGGCATTCCTAAACTGGTTGGATGGTTTGGTTGTTCCTCACAAATTTTTGGTACACAAAAGTGTATACAGTTTTGTATGCAGTTTGTAATACAGTTTGGTATGCAGGTATGCGGGAAATGCACCCACAGCCTCTTTCTCTTTTTTTCTCCCGCCCCGAAACCGATCCGAACCCAGTTATCCACAAGGGTCTTGTTCAACTTGTCCACAGTTTCCTGTGGATAACTTGGCGAGTACAAACAAAGTATTCAAATATCTGTGGATATCTTTGCGTCAACTTAACATAATGGTCATTGTATAAAGCAGAATCGGGAAAACCCTTGGTTTTGGGCGTTTTGCATGGGGGGGGAGGGGGTCGGCCTCGCTGTGATAATTGTAGGAGCCCCCTCCCCTCAGAAAAAGCGAAATGGACTACAATCAGCCAAACCCAGCTTCCCGAAAGGAAAAAAGTGGAATTCACCCCTGCAACTGAAGAGAAGAAGAAGAGTCGTGGCCGCCCCAAGGGTTCGGTGAAGATGACGATTCAGCGTTATGCGAACAACCCACCGAAGGTTTTGCCCAAGACGGATCAGCAGCGCCTCAAGGAACTCAAGGAGTTGATGATCCGGTCTGGCGGTAAGGATGTAGCGCAGAAGGTGATTGACATTGCGCTCAATGATGACCACCCAGGCCAGATGGCGGCGCTCAAGATGTGCATTGACCGGACACTACCGATCAGTATGTTTGAGAAGGATAAGAGTCAGCGGTCAGCAGTTACGATCAACATCACTGGCTTGGGGCAAGAGCCAACGGTCATCGAGGCAGACCTAAACACAGACCTAAACACAGACCCAACAGATGTAGAGGCTAAATATGGCTGACCTGAACTTTTCTCTACTCCCTTGGCAACAGCAAGTCTTCCAAGACAAAACAAGGTTTAAGGTAGTAGCTGCCGGAAGACGTTGTGGCAAAAGCAGAATGGCGGCTGTTACCTTACTGATAGAGGGACTCAAGTGTCCACAAGGCTCTGCGGTTCTTTATGTGAGTCCCACTATGGGACAAAGCCGTCAAATCATCTGGGATTTACTGTTAGACCTTGGCAGAGAGGTTATCCAGAATAGCCATGTGAACAATCTAGACATTACCCTGATAAACGGGGCTAGGATATACGTTCGGGGTGCGGATAGACCTGATACGCTCCGTGGTGTCTCATTGACCTATGCCGTTCTCGATGAGGTTGCGGACATTAAACCTGAAGCATGGGAACAGGTCATTCGTGCCAGTTTGAGTGACAAGCGAGGTAGAGCCTTGTTCATTGGCACTCCGAAGGGACGTAACTGGTTCTATGACACCTTTAAACTAGGAGAATCAGAGGATGATCCTGATTGGAAGTCTTGGCACTTTACGACTGCTGATAACCCCTTAATTGACCAAGCAGAGATTGAATCTGCCAAAAAGACCCTCTCTAGCTTTGCCTTTAAACAAGAGTACATGGCTTCCTTTACGAATGCGGGATCAGATATTTTTAAGGAAGAATGGATCAAGTACGGGGAAGAGCCTGAACACGGGTCTTACTACATTGCTGTTGACTTGGCGGGATTTGAAGAAGTTGCCAAACAAGCGGCTAATGCCAAGAAGAGATTGGATGAGACTGCTATTTCCATAGTGAAAGTGACAGACGATGGGAAGTGGTTTGTTGAGAAGATTCTGCACGGTAGATGGGATATTCGTGAGACAGCATCCAAGATACTATTGGCAATGAGGGACTACAAACCTTTGAGTGTTGGGATTGAGAGGGGGGCGCTAAAGAACGCTGTTTTGCCCTATTTAAGTGATCTAATGCGAAAGAACAACACCTATGCCCATATCGTAGATTTGACCCACGGGAACAGAAAAAAGGCAGATAGGATCATTTGGTCATTGCAAGGAAGGTTCGAGCATGGCAGAATTGTGTTAAATTCCGAGGAAGATTGGGATGAGTTCGTAGATCAGTTGATCCTGTTCCCTGCTCAAGGGGTGCACGATGACCTACCAGACTCTCTTAGTTACATTGACCAACTGGCTGTTACATCTTACATGGAAGAGGATGACAGTGAGGATTGGCAACCGCTAGATATTATCAGTGGTGTATGACCTAGACATAATTTTTGGGGTGTAAAACATGGCAGATCAGATTAGAGCAACACCTAGAAATTCTCTAGCGGCATTGCTATCTGACGCTTTAAATAGTAGCGTTGGCTACATGAAAGACCCTCGCAGGACTCAGCAGTTGCAGGGTTTGGGAAGACTGATTGAGTCCACTGGCATACCTTATACAGCAGAGAGTCTGTCCTATGACCCATCTGGTCGTGGCTTGTTCACTGGCGCTGGTGGTTTAGGCGGCACTACAAGGATGCGCCCACAGGCACTTGAAGCGGCAATGAACTTAGCTCCCTTTGTCGGCCCAGCAAACAGAGGATTGATGCAAGCTACTAAAGGCTTGCCAGTAGGCGCAAGTATTAAAAGCATTGATGACATTTTTGCAAAATATCCAAATGTGATTATTGACGCAAGTGTTGGTAAAAAAGATATAAATTTAAGCCGTATTGTTGTTCCAAAAGAGATGCGTAATCAAGGCATAGGAACTCAAGTTATGAATGACTTATCTGAATATGCAGATGGTATTGGTAAAAGAATAACTTTGACTCCATCTGGCGACTTTGGTGGCAGTGTTCCAAAATTGAAGACTTTTTACAAAGAGCTTGGTTTTGTTGAAAATAAAGGTAAAAATAAGGATTTTTCAACAAGAGAAACTATGTATCGAGAGCCAAAGGAAGGTGCTTCAATTTACCCACAACAAGCAGCTTTAGAAACTGCTCAAAGAAACGCCGCCCTGCCTGTTGAGCAAGGCGGTCTTGGATTGCCTCCAAACAATACTGCTGAGATGCGAGCGCAGGCTATGGGTGGAATGGATGCAGTTCATTTCTCAAGGCAAGGTGGCGATTACTCAACATTAGATTCTGGAAAGTTTGCTATTGCGCCTTTTGATGCTGTTGGCACTCATGTTGGATCACCACAGGCCGCAATGGAGAGATTTCAAAACACTGTGGGTTACAAGGTAGGCAACCCTAACTACGCATTAGACGAATTAAAAGGAACTTCATATCCAGTTAAGGTTTTGGGTGATAAACCATTGTTAAACCAAAATGGGATGCCTTGGGGTGAGGATGACTTAAACACTTTTTTAAGAAAAACTGGTGGTCATAACTATTCAGATATAAATGGTGGCAAATTAACTTATCAAGATTTAAATGCTGATTTAAGAAAGAAGCTATTTGATGAGCAAGGATACACAAGCATCCCATACTTTAATGAAGTTGAAGGCAAAGGAAGCATAAGTTATATCGTACCTCCCGAAAACATTCGATCAAGATTTGCGGCTTTTGATCCAATGCGTAGAAGTGCGGCAATTGCGGCAGCAATGGGTTTGGCTGCACCTGATCTACTGGCAAATCAGGCGCCAGTTAATCCAATATATCAAGACCCATTTGTAGACACAACAAGGTAGAAATATGGAACAAAACGAATTTGACGAGCCAACGCAGAATGACAAAGAGTTAACGTCATTCGTTGTTAACCACTGTGATCGTTGGAGAGACTACCGTGATGTCAACTTCTTAGAAGACTATCTAGAATACGAGAGAATCTTCCGTGGCGAGTGGGCAGCAGAGGACAAGACCCGTGAGTCAGAGCGTTCAAGAATCGTTACTCCCGCTACCCAACAAGCCGTAGAGACACGCCATGCCGAGATCATGGAGGCTATTTTTGGTCAAGGCGACTTCTTTGACATTGAAGATGACCTGAAAGACGTAAACGGCAATCCATTAGACGTTGAAGCCCTAAAAGCTCAGTTAATGGAAGACTTCAAGCAAGACAAAATCCGTAAATCCATTGACCAGATTGAGTTGATGGCAGAAATCTACGGTACAGGTATCGGTGAGATTGTTGTCAAAACAGAGAAGATATTTGAGCCTTCGACTCAAGCGATTCCTGGTCAAATGGGACAAGCCGCTATTGGTGTTGTTGAGAAAACCCGTGTTGCAGTCAAGATTGTTCCTGTCAATCCAAAGAACTTCTTGTTCGACCCTAACGGAACATCTATTGATGACTGTATGGGTGTGGCGATTGAGAAGTATGTTGGCATCCACAAGGTCGTAGAAGGCATTGAGAAGGGTATTTATCGCAAGGTAAACATCACCAGTACCTATGAAGACACAGATTTAGAGCCAACCCAAGAGGTTTCGCAGTACAGGGATGAAAAAGTCTTACTTTTAACGTACTACGGCTTAGTTCCTAGAGAGTATCTGACAAAAGAAGACGAAGAAATCGAAGAGTTGTTCCCTGAGAACAGCTATGCAGAGGACTATTCAGACATGGTTGAGGCAATTGTTGTGATTGCCAATGGTGGGATGCTTCTCAAAGCAGAAGAGAACCCCTACATGATGAAAGACAGACCCGTTATCTCTTATCAAGACGACACTGTTCCTAATCGACTCTTAGGTAGGGGTACTGTAGAGAAATCCTACAATATGCAAAAGGCGATAGATGCCCAAGTACGAAGCCATTTGGACTCTTTAGCTCTAACGACCTCTCCTATGATGGGATTAGATGCTTCTCGCTTGCCAAGAGGTGCTAAGTTTGAGGTAAAGCCAGGCAAGGCGTTCCTAGTTAATGGAAATCCAGCGGAGATTCTCTATCCGTTTAAGTTTGGTGAGACAAGCCTGAATAACCTATCCACTGCCAAAGAGTTTGAGAGAATGCTCCTCCAAGCTACGGGCACGATGGACTCTCAAGGCATGGTTTCTCAAGGTAATCGTGATGGTGCGGGTATGAGCATGGCAGTAGCCACTATCATCAAGAAATACAAGCGTACATTGGTAAACTTCCAAGAAGACTTCTTGATTCCGTTCATTCAGAAGGCTTCATTCCGCTATATGCAGTTCGACCCAGAGCGTTATCCTTCTGTGGACATGAGGTTTATACCTACGGCTACGCTAGGAATTATCGCAAGAGAGTACGAACAGCAACAGTTCATTGGTCTACTCCAGACCCTTGGCCCGAATACGCCTGTTTTGCCTTTGATCCTTAAAGGTATCTTGAATAACTCTAGTTTGAGTAACAGATTTGAGTTGATGAGTGCTTTGGATCAGATGAGTCAACCTGATCCACAGGCCCAAGAGATGCAACAAGTTCAGCAACAGTTGGCACTGCAAGCGGCTCAGGCTCAGATTGCCGTTCAGACGACGCAAGCAGAGCAAAATCGAGCAGAGGCGCAGAAACTGATGACCGAGACGCAGCTTATGCCGCAAGAATCGCAAGCTAAGACTATGGCCGCGCTGACCAAGAATCTGCCAGATGACAACGAAGGCAAAGAGTTTGACAAACGGGTCAAGATTGCGGAGTTGATGCTCAAAGAAGCCGATATTAAAAACAAGTCCAAGATTGTAGAGTTGCAAATGGCAAACAAACAAGAGAATCTACGCTCAGTAGAAAATGAGTTCCTTGACCAACTTTCGGGAGCATTGAAATGATCGATCTTGATTCAATGTCTGACGATGACAAGCTGGCGGCGCTTGAGTCAATCCACAAGTCAATTGCTGAGAGCAAAGAAGTCCAAAAGCAAAAGATCGCAGCCAATGTCGATCTGGTGTTGCAAGCCCTCAAAAAGATGGAGTCCGATATTCGGGCGCGGTACGATGAAACGGGCAAAGCGATTGAGAAACGGGTCGCCAACATCAAAGATGGGCGAGATGGGCGCAACGGTATAGACGGTAAAGATGGTAAGGACGGAAAATCAGGTCGTGATGGGTTGCAAGGCGCTCGCGGCATTGACGGTCTAAATGGCATTAACGGCATTGATGGTCAAGACGGCGTGTCGGTTGTCAATGCAAATATTGACTTTGATGGTAGCTTAATCATTACCTTGTCAGATGGCCGAGAGTTAAATGTTGGTGAGGTTGTCTCGCAAGAATTGGCTCAAAAGATACAAGTTATCAGCACCATGTCTACCAACGGGGCGGTGGGCATTAGCGATGAGGGTAGCTCAATCTCCACGGGTGTGAAGAACATCAACTTTGTTGGCGCGACTGTTACTGCTACTAATTCGGGCGATGATGTCACGGTCAATGTAAGCGCGGGTACGGGTACGGTGACAAGTGTTGCTGTATCGGGTGGCACTACAGGCTTGACCACAAGCGGTGGGCCAATCACCACAACTGGCACGATTACTTTGGCTGGCACTCTTGCGGTCGCAAGCGGTGGTACGGGTACTGCAACGCCTAGCTTGGTTGCTGGTACAAACATCACTAGCATCACAGGCAGTTGGCCTAATCAGACAATCAATGCGGGTGGTGGTTCTGGAACGGTCACCAGTGTGGCGGCAACTGTACCTGCATTTTTGTCTGTTACGGGTTCACCCATTACAACCAGTGGCACATTGGCAATTGGTTTGTCAGGCTCTGCGTTGCCCGTTGCTAATGGCGGTACTGGTGTTACTAGTAGCACAGGTACAACCAATGTCGTGTTGTCCAACTCACCCGTTCTTGTAACACCTGACTTGGGAACACCATCGGCACTAGTTGGTACAAATATTACGGGAACGGCTACAGCCTTTACAGCAAGTAACGTCACGACAAACGCCAACTTAACGGGTGCGGTCACCTCCATTGGCAACGCTACATCTTTGGGTTCGTTTACTTCTGCTCAACTTCTTGGGGCGCTAACAGACGAAACAGGTACTGGCGCTGCGGTGTTTGCTACCAGCCCCACGCTAGTCACCCCTGCTTTGGGAACACCCGCAAGCGGCGTAGTCACTAACCTGACGGGCACGGCCTCCATCAACATTAACGGCACTGTGGGCGCTACAACAGCTAACACGGGTGCGTTTACTACGTTGACAGCTTCTAGCACATTAACTGTCACAGGTGCGGGTTCTATCCAAGGTCTAACAGTAGGCCGTGGTGCAGGTGCTGTGTCTACCAATACTGCGGTGGGTGCAGCTGCTTTAAACAATGGCTCATTGTCTGGTGGCGAAAATGTTGGGCTAGGATACAACTCTGCCCAAGGATTGACTACTGGCGTTCGCAATACAATTTTAGGCTCACAGTCTGGTCAAAATTTGACTACTGGTAGCGATAACATTTTGATTGGTTATCGTACTGTCTACAATGCCACATCGACTGGTTCAAACAATGTAGCCGTTGGAAGCCAATCACTTTACTCCAACACCACAGCATCTAACAACACTGCTGTAGGCTATCAGGCGGGGTATAGCAATACAACTGGAATTGAAAGCGTTTACATTGGGCAAGGCTCTGGTTACAGTGCAACTACAAACGGACAAAACACTTTTGTTGGTAGAAACTCTGGGTACAGTACAACTGGCGGCTTTAATAACTTTTTTGGTTATGGTGCTGGTAACGCAATTACAACTGGCACTAAAAATACAATTGTTGGTCGTTACGATGGAAACTTTGGTGGCCTAGACATTCGCACAGCAAGCAACCACATCGTGCTGTCTGATGGGGATGGGAATCCGAGGGGTATCTTTGACTCAAGCGGTAACTTGCTGGTGGGTTTAACAAGTGTATTTAACGGCACAAATTCGCCACTTCAAGTTTCTAATAGTGCGAATAACCAAGTTTTGTCAATAAGAAATACAAATGGTACTCCTTATGGGCAATACATAAACTACAGCGCAGCAGCTCCAAATAATACTAGTAGTGAATTCATTTACTGTAATGATACTGGCGGACTAAGAATGTCTGCTCGATCAAATGGTGGTATTGCAAACTACAGCGCAAACAATGTCAACTTGTCTGACCGCAGAGAGAAAACTAACTTTGCCCCTGCAACTTCTTACCTTGATAAAATTTGTGCAATCCCTGTTCAAACATTCAATTACATCGACCAAAACCTTGAGGAAGATGGCGGCCTAACATTAGGTGTGATAGCGCAAGATGTTCAAGCTGTTGCACCCGAAATGGTGATGGAAAGTAATTGGGGAACTGAAGAAGAACCCAAAATGCGCTTATCAATCTACCAGACTGACTTGCAATATGCACTCATGAAGTGCATCCAAGAACTCAAAGCAGAATTTGACGCTTACAAAGCATCACACCCATAAGGACTAACATGATTGAACTAACACTTGAACAACAAATTGCCAAGCACTACTCTGCTTGTTTAGACAGCGTTAATCTAATCAATGGCGGTAAGCCAGAGGATATGACTGATGCTGATTGGGCTGATTGCCTATCGCGCAACAAAGAACACTTGGTTATTATGTTGGCTAAAGACTTCTGGACAACTGAAGATTTGTCTCCATTAGAGGCCGCATCAGCATGACCCCTGATCTCCAAAAGTACTATGAAGATAGGTTTGATCTATTTTCCCAACAAGGATGGCATGATTTAATGCAAGATGTAGACAAAATGCTTGAATCTATGAATAATGTATCTACCATTGCAGACGAAAAAAGTTTACAATTTCGCAAAGGTGAGATTTCTATCCTAATTTGGCTACAAACCCTGAAATGGGCAAGCGAACGTGCATACGAGGATTTAAATGAGAAGAATGTATGAATTCGCCTGTATAAACAGGCACAAGACAGAGAGATTTGTTGATTATGAGGCAACAAGTCTAGTATGTGAGTGTGGTGAGGAAACTCATCGCATTCTATCAGCGCCAGCATTTCGTCTAGAAGGGTGGTCTGGGACATTTCCGTCAGCGCATGGAAAGTTCGAGAGAAGCCACTTAGATAGATTAAATGCTGAACGCAAAGCTAACTCATAAGCGAAAGCCGAGTTAATTATCCTAGAACCATTTAGGCAGGAACAAAAATATGCTGATTGATGAAGAAAATGAGCCGCTAGGCGAACTCGAAATAGAAGAATCCAAGACTGAACTCCCTGAGAAATACAGGGAAAAAAGTTTAGAGGAGGTAGTACGGATGCACCAAGAGGCTGAAAAGCT